CAGACGATCACCTCGGGGGCCGGGGCTTTCCAGACCGACCACAACATCGTTCCCGGCCGTGTCTACCCGCTCTACGAGCAGGTCTGGCCGGCTGTGCGAGGCGACGAGAACAGCGTGGTCGTCCGCTGGCCGGCTGGGTACGGTGCGGCCGGGGCAAACGTGCCCAGCATTTTCCGCCACTGCTGCCTTCTCTTGGTGGCCCACTGGTACGAGATGCGGCAGCCCGTGGTCACCGGCTACTCGCAGGTGCTGCCGGTGCCGCAGACGTTCGAGACGCTGCTGGCAGCCAGCGGCTGGGGGAGATACACATGAGTTTGAACGCCCAGATTCTGCTCTCGATCCTGAGCCACGAGACAACGTCCGGCGACCTCTCGCAATCTCTGCGGGTGACACCCGTGTCGTACTCCATGATCCTGGCAAACGGTACTGGAGCAAGCCAGGCCCAGGTAGCCTGGGGAGACGCCAGGACGCTCTCTGGGGCCACAGACGAGATCAACGCCTCGTCGCTGGTGGACGACCGCGGCACGGTCACAATGACGGCCCTGAAGGCCGTGTACATCAAGAACACCTCGACAGCCGTCCTGACGGCCACGCCGTCCCCGGCCGGGGCGTTTGGCGGCACCTACACAATCCGGCCGGACGGCGCGGTTGTGGCCGTTGCCTCCGACGCCACGGGGCTTTCAGTCGGCACGCTGACGGTGGCCGGCTCGAGCGGGCAGACCTACGACGTCCTCCTGGTCGGCGAGGGCAGCGTGTCGTGATCGACATCGGGAAGATGAGCGAGCGAGTGGCGATCAAGTCTCCGAGGGAGGTGCGAAGCCGGTCTGGCGAGACGACTTTGAACTGGGACACGACGGTCGCGACGGTATGGGCGAGCGTGGACGGCCTGTCGAGCCGCGACATCATCCAGGCCCAGCAGGCCAATGTGGTTGCGACCCACAAGATTCGCATTCGATTTCGGGACGACGTGAGCCACACGCACAGGATCATCTGGCGTGACCGGACGATGGAGATTGCGAGCGTGACCGAGCGGAACGACCGGCAGGTGCTCGAGCTACTAGCGAGGGAGTTGACCTGAGATGGCTATTCCAATTCTAGGTACGACACCTCGCGACCTCGGTGGCGGGCAGACCGGAAGCTCCAGGGTCGCCGGCTTCGTCCGCATCCAGGTCAACGAGAAAGAAGCTATCGAAGCCCTCCTGCGGGCCGCGACCAGGGCCGGGAAGGACGCCACGCCTTTTTTGAACGCGGCCTGCCGAGAGGCGATGCAGGGCGTGATGGGCGAGTACAAGCGGCTCGTGAACAACGTCACGGGCAACCTAAGCAAGAGTGTTGCTGTCCGCGGCATCAAGAACCAGAAGGCCCGCGGCGTCGGCGTTGCGATCGGCGGCCCGCAGCACGCGAAGAGCGGAAATGAGTGGGACGTCGAGGTCAAGGGCGCGGGCAATCATGCCTGGCTGTACGAGTTCGGTACGGGCCGCCGAAAGGCCGGCACGCAGGGGCGCCGGACGCCGATCAACGTCCACCAAAAGATCAACGGCCGCTTCCGCCGGCAGGGTGACTCGACTCAGTGGGTGCGAAATGACCAGTTCGACCGACTGGGCCGCGGCAACTACTTCATCATGAGCAGCTACGACGAGCCGACCAGGCAGGCAAAGAAGGGCAGCGGCTACCCGCACGACTTCTTCATGGCCCTTGAGTCCGGCGATACCTACGGGGCGATGCGTCCCAGCCACGCAATGGAGCGAGCCATCGAGGCGGCTCGCGGGCCGGCGATGAACACGCTGATCGACGCGATCAAGAGCCAAATCTCCAGGGTGGCCGCCTAAGATGCTCTACGCCCCCGAAGACGCCGTGTATCACATTCTGGCATCCTCTCCGAGGGTTGCTCGCTACGTTGGCTTCGAGATTTTCCCGGTAGCGGTGCCGAAGGGGGCTGAGTTCCCCTTCATCGTCTACCGGCGGGCGAACATCACCCGCGACCAGTCCCTGGGTGGGCCGATGTTCGTCCCCCAGGTCAACCTCCAGATCGCCTCCTGGGCCATGACGCACGACGAGGCCCGCAGGCTGGCCGACGAGGTTCGTCTATCCCTGGATGGTTACATCGGGGCCATAGGCGGCATTACAATACAAGGTATACGGCTGGTTTCGGAAACGGACGACTACCTCGATCCGATTGCCGTCGGGGCTCAACTCCCGCCGGCCTACGAAACGCGGCAGTTGTACCAAATACAGTGGACTGAGTCGTCGGTTTGATCACACCGCGCAAGGAGGCGCAGCAGCATGGCAACCTCGTCACAGGGTCTTACGTTCGTCTTCTCGGGCACCACCCTGACGATCACGAGCGTTCAGGTCAATGACAACCAAGACCTCCTCGACGCGACTCATCTCGGCGTGGCTCCGAACGCCCGGCGAATCTTCGTCTCCGGCCTCGCGACCGACCGTGAAGTCACCATCGACTACATCTCGACGACGATCCTTTCGGCCGGCGGCAGCGGCGCCTTGTCGATCTCCGGGCCGATCAGCATCAGCGGTAACGCGACCGTCTCGAACGCATCGATCGGTGCAAGCGTCGGCGACTTCGTGCGGGGCTCGGCGACCTTCCGGCTCACCTGAGCACGCCTCCCGTGGAGGCATAGATGCCCATTTCATCGCAGGGAACGACCTTTTCGTTCCCCGGCATCGCAGGTCTGTACACGTCCATCTCCGTCGAAGAGCCGGAGATGGAAGTCGTGGACATGACCGCATGGGACGACCAGTTCGTTGCCGGCCGGGGCCGCAAGAGGCTCGTAGCCACCGGGGACATGAAGTCGCCGGGCAAGATCACTGTGGACTACCTGCGAGAGCCAAGCAGCACAACGCCGCTCGAGATGCGAGGAGCCTATGGGCAGTTGATCCTCGCGATGCCAGCCGGCCCCGGCGGCTCGGTGAACATCTTGCGGAGGGCGTATCTCGAGAGCGCCACAACCGAAATTGCAACCGGGGACGTGATCCGCGGTCGCATTACGTTTTTGATTGACCATACCTATGACTAGAGGTGACTGATGCCTTTGAATAAGGCGAAGATTCTGGCGGCCGAGGACACGAAGATTTCCGACCCGATCCCTGTGCCGGAGTGGGGCGGCGACGTCTTCTGCAAGACGCTCACCGGCACCGAACGCGATGCGTTCGAGGACGCCTACGCCGAAAGCAAGATGAAGTCGTTCCGCTCGCGGTTCCTCGTCCTGACGCTCTGCGACGAGAAAGGCGAGCGGCTCTTCGCTGACGCCGACGCTGCGGAGCTTGGCAAGAAGTCGAGCATCGTCCTGAATCGTCTCTTTGAGACGTGCTGGAAGTTCAATGCCTTCACCAATGAGGCTGTAGAAGCCTTGGGGGAAGGTTCACCCGAAGGCCAGAGCGGCGGTTCTACTTCCGCCTAGCTCTCTCCCTCGGGAAGACGGTAAAGCAGTTGCTGTCGGAGATCGACAGCGAGGAGTTGAGTGAGTGGTACGCCTATGACCAGAGGTGGCCTCTGCCAGACGGCTGGCAGATGACCGCCAGGCTGTGCAGGATCATCATGGCATCGAGCGGGAACTACAAGAAGCACGACATTCCCGAAGAGGCCGTGTTCATCCCGACCGCCGTGAAGGCATCGCAGTCACCGCAGCAGATGATCGCCGAACTGATGAAACTGAAGAAGTGAGCCAAGGATGGCAAACGGGTACATCGGTAAAATCTCGGCGATCGTCACGGCCAGCACGGCTGACCTGGAGCGGAAGCTCCGCGGAGCGAAGGGCGAGGTCGAGCGATTTGGCCGCTCACTGAATAGCACGATCGCCTCGGCGTCTCGGAGCGCCGAGAACTCGCTGAACGGCATCTTTACGCCGCTTCAGAAGCTCCAGCGGGCGTTGCAGGCTGGGAGCGGCGGCCGGCTCAACCTCATCGACCAGCGAGACGTCGGCCGCATCCAGCAGCTAACACAGGCCGCGAGGGAAGTCGCCGCTCCGATCAAAGGAATTGCGACGGGCTTTGACAGGGTGTCGGACGCTATTGCAGGCGAGTTTACGCCCGCGCTGAACCTTGCCCAGCAGCAGGCAAAGCTGCTCGAGCGTGGCATCCAGACGTTTGGCGGCGTGAGCGAGCGAGCCTTTGAGAGAGTGCGGCAGCGAGCCGAAGACACGGCCCAGGCGTTTTCTCGCGTCAGGGAAGCCGCAAGTGCTGCCAGCAGCCTCGCCACCGGCCAGGAACTTCGCTTCACGAACCCAGCCCTCGTGGCCGAGAATGCCCGTGCTGCGGCACTTCAGAACAGGGCGGCGGCGCTTTCGCCAGACCAGATCACAGGTGGAGGCATCGCTGGTCTTGTCGCCCAGCAGAGGCAGGCATCAGAAGAGGCAGCACGGCTACAGTCGGCGCTTGAAAACATTAGAGCAACCAGGCGCGGCGATGCCGCCGAGGCAGAGCGTGCTCTGGCAGCGCAGGTGGCGGCGTATGGGAGGGTGAATGCGTCTCTTGATGAGCAGATTGCAAAGCTGCGAAGCGTAAACGTAGAGCAGCAGGCAAGGCTAGCTGCGGCAAACTCCCTCCTTCAGGTCGATCAGCGAGAGTCTGACTTGACTTCGTTGGAAGGCCTTGCCAGCACAAGAGACGCCACCGGCCGATCAATTCAAGAGCGCGCTCAGGACATTGCGAACGCA